CCGGAGAATCTCCGAGGAAGCGCGCTCGGCGAGAAGCTCTCGACCGTCTGCGATATCGATATCCAAGGCGCGCTCGACGCGGTTAGCGAAGCGTCCGGCGCGGATCTGCCGCTCGGTTTCGGAAGGGATTAATCTTTTTATGAGTTACGAAGACCTAAATCTAGCGGCGGAAAGCCACTTCTATTGGTTTACGAAAGCGATCGAAGCTCTCGACGAGATGCGCGGAATCGCCTTCGATATGTCGGAGCAAGGATCGGAAAAATTTGCGGCCGCACAGAAGCGTTTTAACGACGCTCGCGCGCGCTGTAAGACCGAATTCGATATCTTCTTTAACGAGCTTAAAGCGGAGATCGTTAAGCCCGATCCGGTAAATACCGAGCCGATCGATCGCTTACTTCGCGGCGGCGGCGAAGGCGGTTCGACCGATTGTCTTTTCGAAGACGAGAACGACGAAGAATAAATTTTCAGACACCGTTAAAGAGCGCGCCGGATTCGTTCGGCGCGCGTCTTTGGTGTCGAGACCGGAGAGCGGTAACCGGAGAAAGCGCCGCAAAAAAGTAAACGAAAGGAAAAGTTAGTTATGATTAAAGGAATAAGTCTTCCCGCGCTCGCGGCGAAGATTAAGAAAGAAAAGACGGAGAAGAAGGATTATATCGCGCCGACCTCGATGTTACGGTTTCAACCGTGCGGGATTCGCGGCGGAATCGCGTTTAATCTGAACGGCGGAGCCGGAGTCTTAACGGAGCCGACCGAACATTGTCTCGCGCAAATCTGCCAGCGTAGCGGTATTCCAAAGCTCTACGCCGACAGGATGCGCGGAGAAAATCTTCCGTTACTCGCCACTAATATTAATTATTGGTGGGAAAACAAGTCCGAAAAACGGATGCTCCGAACGCTCCTTAACGGCGATAACGTCGCGCGAGCGTTCCTATCCGATCGGTATCGTCCGCTCGATAACTTCGACCTCGCGGAAGTCGTCCTTCCGCGTCTCGCGGATATCGGCTGCGAAGTCGTAAGCTGCCAGATAACCGAGACGCGGCTTTATATACAAGCCGCGACTCCGCGACTCGAATTAGACTTAAACGCACTCCGAAAGAGCGGCGTTAAACTAAGAGACGTCGATCCGGTTCAAGCCGGAGCCGTTATCTCTAATTCCGAGGTCGGTCTCGGCGCTCTTCGAATCGAAGAGATGCTCTTCCGGCTCGGCTGTTGGAACGGAATGATTACCGGTCATTCGGTCGGTCGCTACCACGTCGGGAAACGCCGGAGCGAATTCTCCGAGTTAGAAGAAGCCGCGCAGTATTTTACGGACGCGACTCGACAACTCGACGACCGCGCGTTTTGGTCGAAGGTTACCGACGTCGTTAATTCGATCTTTAATAAGGATCGGTTTACGACGCTCTGTCAGTCCTTCGCCGATACGTCGGCGATCGCTCTTCCGAGTCCGTCGGACGCGATCGAGACCGTTACCGAACGCTTCTCGCTCTCCGAGCGCGAGAGTAAAGGCGTCCTCGACCACCTCGTCGCGGGCGGCGATAACTCGCTCTTCGGTCTCGTTAACGCGGTAACGCGGACGGCGGAAGACGCCGAGAATTACGACCGCGCGATCGAGTTGGAGCGGATCGGCGGCGCGATAATCGAGCTACCTCAAAAAATATGGGTGGTTCCGACGAACGCAAAGATTAAAGTAGCTAACGGAAAGGTAGAGAAAAGTTTGCTAGACTGAGTTGTGTTCATCTAGCCGGTCGCGCGTTCGGAGTTATGAACCGGCGCGCGATCGAAATATGAACAGAGCAAAAATAACTAAGAAGGCTACGGCCAGAGAAAGGAAAAAAGTAAGTATATGAGTCTACAAATCCGCGTCGACGTAACCGAGCGTATGATAAATACGGCGAAGGTCTGCGACGGCGCTTACTGTATGATTAGCGAAGGAATTAAGACCGCCTTCGATAAGCTAAAAACTCCGATCGACGTCGTTTATACCGATCTCCAAACGATCCGGTATACGATTCCGAAAAAGAATAAACGTTACGTCCACCTAACGCCGCGAAGCGTCCAGCAAGCGCTCGTCGACTTCGATTCCGGCGATCCGGTAGAACCGTTTACGTTCGTTCTTTATACAGATCGCGCCGTCCAGATCCTACCGGCGAAGAAGCATCCCGGTAATCCGGAAGGCGGAAAGAAAGGTCGCGCGTCAATGGCGGCGAAACGAGCGGCGCTTAAGCTCGCCGTTAAAGGTCGATCCGACCGAATGGTAATCGAAGGCGGAAAGCCGCCACCGAAAGCATCTCCGCGCTATCCGGCGCGGCTCCGCCGCTTCGGTCTCCGCTTACTTAAACGCGGTCTCGCCGAGAAGTTAACCGCGAAAGGAGTCGTCGAAGTAGAATGAGGACTCTAACTTTAAGCGATATTCAGGCGCTCGCACACGGCGAATCGATTCCTCGGTTCGTCGGAAAAGTCCGTAAGGTTTGGGAACAGAAGAAAGGCGACGGAGAATACGGCGCTTGGTTCCTGCAGAACCTTATCGTCTCGATGGACGACGGCGAGGTCTCGATAACTTGGACAGGCGAGGATGCCTTCGATTCGAGTTGGGAAGGCGCGACCGTCGCCTTCGAGTGCGGCGAAAATAAGCAAGGAAAGCTCGTCGGAATCGTCCGCGACGTCCGAACCGGAAAAGACGGAAGAGTCTATAAAGGCGTTAAGGTAACGCCAGCCGGTAAGGTCGCGCGGATCGGCGCGCCGGAGAAGAAGTCGGAACCGGAGAACGGTTCGGCGGCGGCTCCGGAACCGTCGAGCGAAGAGAAGATCGATACTTACGCTACATACGCGGGAAAAATCTTCGCGCGAGCGTGGGACGAAGCCGGAAGCTCAATGTCGATAATCCTCTTCGCGAAGGAGAACGCCGAAGGGTTAACCGTCGCCGAAAAGCTCGATCTGCAACTCCGGATCGCGCAAGGAATCGCGATCGAGATTAATAAAATAATCCGGAAGGAGCGCTTCTAATGGCGATCCGTCGCGAGCCTACTTATCTCTCGACGGAAGTCTGGCGCGCCGTCTTCGTTCTCGCGCGAGCGAGGACGGCGTCGTCGACTAACGATCACGTTACGACCGCCGACGAAATGGCGGACTTACTTCTCCGCGCAGTTATCTCGGAGAAGTTTCCGCAAATCTTCGAGCATCAAAAACGGATCGACGATCTCGAAAAGAAACTAATCGGATCGATCGGAGAATTAACGAATGAGTAACGAGGCGACTAAATTACAGACGGTAATCGGTTGGTTAAACGAATACGTCCGCGAGAACGTCGCGCTCGCCGGTAACTTAGACGAAGCGCTCCGCCAGTTACGGGAAATGACGCGGCTCTGCGAAGAGTGGCGCGAGTGCTATAATAAAGAACGCGAACGGCGCTTAAAGATCGAGCGCCGCGATCGCCGAGAAAAAGAGCAGCCGAGCGTAACGCACCGCGAAGTCGTTCTCGGTCTTTTCCGTTATCTCGATCGGATGCGCGTCTTAGCTAATAAAGGAGAATGAAAATTCCGACCGTGAGCGATCTTCTCGGCGAAGTCCATCGCGGTCGGAATCTCCTTCTCGCGCGCGCGAAGCGGCGGCGCGAATTACGGATCGCGCTCGGAGCGATCCTTCTTATCGTCGTCTCGCTCCTTTTCCGCTCCTGTTTCCGTTAGCCTAACGAGTTACAAAAAACTCGATTGTTACGTTCCTGTAACATTTTTCTTATAGGTAAATCGCGGACTTGGCACGACTCGTTAGGCGATTCTCTCCTAACGCCTAACGAATAAAAGCGTGTCCAGTCACCTAAGAGAGCGCGCGAATTCCTCTCCGTAAAATAAAAAGCCGGAATTTCGGCATCGTATATTGAGGTATGAAAAACAACGAAACGCAGTCGTTAGGCAAAGTTAAGAACGCGCATAATCCGCGTAACGAGGATTGTCCGCATAACCTTAACGCGACTCTCGACTGTAACTGTAAACGGATCGTAAACCGGAAGCCGTATCGAGTTATCCGCGTTCACGATAGTAACGTTCCGCGCGGTTACCGACACGATATTATCGTCGAGGTCTGGCCGAACGGATTAATTAAACTGCGCGAGCGCGGACGTCGCGAGAAGAGCGCCCACGGAATCATGGCGGGCGACCTCTACTCGATGTTACTCCGACGCGCCGCACTCGCGCACGTAGCGGCTAAGCGTAAGGCGAGAGCGGAGAAGCGCAAGCTCCGCCGGAAAGGAGCGCGCGTATGAAGCTCCGAATATTTAACCGGACGGACGAGCGGCTCGATCCGCTTATTCACCTCGCGGCGAAGGTCGTTAAGGTTCCGCGCGCGCGGATCGACTTCTTCGTTAAGCGATCGCGAAACCGCTGGCGCGGTCGGTCGTGGTGGAATCAGCGCCGGATCGTAATCCATCTTCCGCCGCGCGATCTCGCTTGGACGCGCGACCACGATCGTTACGGCGTTACCGAGGTCTGCTCTTCTTTCGAAGAGCTTGTCGTCGGTCTCGCCGCGCACGAATTCGCGCATCAGATGCACCGAGGTTCGCGCTACCGGCTCGCCGTCCGCGAGCGCTTCTGCGCCTCGAAGTGGAACGAAGCGGTCGAGCTTTACCGGACTCCGGAAGGACGCGCCTTCGTCGACCACTTTTACGATAAGGCGATCGCGAAGTTTAAACGCCGCGCGGAGAAGAAGCGCGAGGTCGAGGCGTATCGAGCGAGCGACGACGGTAAGCTCGCGCGACTCGACGCGACCGCGAAGCGTTGGACGACGAAGTTAAAGCGCGCGACGAACGCGCTTAAGAAGCTGGCGCGGACTCGGAAGCGTCTTCTCGCGAAGATCGCGAAGACGAACGGAGCGACCGGATAGATTCGTTATGAAGGCGCGCGATCGTATTTATTCGCTCGATCTCGTCGGAGCCGACGGCGAGCAAAATACGATCGCCGCTCTTCAGAGCGAACGCGGTCGGCGAAAGATTCTCGACCGACCAAAGCTCGGCGTCTTCGCCGAGCATTACGCCGAGCATCGCGGCGAAAATCTCGCGGTAGATAATTCGGAGCGCCGGTTCCGGAAAGAGATCGAGCTTCGTCCGGAGCCGGTCGAGGATCGCGCGCTCGCGATCCGGCGCGATAAAGGAGAGCCGAACCTTCGAGAGCTTCTTTACTTCGCCGATATCGACCGCGATCCGCGCTCGCTTCTCTAAGAGAAGGACGATCGCGTTATCGACCTTATCGATCTCGCTCCGATATTGCGCCAGTAAGTCGTCGATCGAGTCTTCGATATTCATTCGCGCCCCTCCGCTTCGATTATCCAGCCGCCGAATTCTCCGAATTGGAAAAACTGCCGCGCCGTCGGAAAGAGAACCGTCGGATTAATCGGACGCTGATAACCGGCGAGCGATAATTCTTTCGCGATAATTTCGTCCGGCGGAATCTCGTTATTAATTTTCCACTGTATCGCGAGCCGCCGCAAGACCGTTCCGAAGTAGCCGTCCGGCGTATCGATCTTATCGACGACGAGGATCGCGCCGCCAGGTTTAAGGAGCGTGCCGAGCTTCCACATAAAATCGCCGCGCTTACCGATCGGAAGAAACATCAGGACGAGAAAGAGAACGGCGAAGTCGAACCGCTCGAAAGAGAAATCGAGCGCGTTCTTAATCTCTAAGGTCGCTGGCCCGCGGTAGCGCGCGGCCATTTCCGCGCTTTCTTCGATCGCGGTAAAGCGCGCGGCGCGCTGCTTTAGGATCGGTTCGATCGCGCGTCCGATATTTCCGGTCGAAGCTCCGATATCGTAGACGTTACCGCCGCTCGGAATGTAATGGCGCGCGAAGTGAACGACCGCGCTCGTCGCGATCTCATACCACGGAAGTTGTTCTCGAACGTGGCGCTCGAATTCGTCCGCGACCGCTTTCGATCGGAACGTCCATTCGTCCGGAATCCATTTCGCGCGGCGGCTTTTCAAGATAGAATCTTTTCGCGTATCGTCCGACCGATAGCAAGCATCATTAAAGGCGGAACGCTGCGGCCGCACCTCTCCCACTGTTGCGCGTAGGTTCCGGTTAAAACGAAGTCGTCCGGAAACGAGCAGAGGCGCTTTAATTCCGCGATCGAGAATTTTCGCTTCTCGAACGGGTGACATACGCTCGCGAGACCGGCGTTACCGCCGAGCGCGGTTACGGTCGGACAAGGCTCGCTCGGATCAGGTCGGACGAGTTGGAAATACCGCCGCGACTGATAACCGACCGAAACGCGATCGTATTCGCGACCGGTCGCTTTACCGTCCATCGACGCCTCGATCTCGTAGCGAGTTTGCTCCGGATCGGTAACGGTTATCGCGTTCATAGGTTCGTCCGGCTCGGTCGCGACGCGCCGGAAGCGCGGGCCAGTCCGACCGCTTATCCTCGCGCCGGAAAGCTCCGGTATCGCGTCCGCGATCGAGTATCTATATAGAAGAGGCTTCGGGAAAGCCGGAGCCGCCTTAAGGTCGTTCCGGACGCCGATAAAGATCGTCCGCTGCCGCGCTTGCGGAACGCCGAGCCACTGAGCGTCGAGAAGGCGACATTCCACGCGATAGCCGGACTTTCTAAGCTCGGCGAGGATCGATAAAAAGTAACCTTTCGCGACACCTTTAACGAGACCGGAGACGTTCTCGGCGACGAAGACGCGCGGCATTGTTCCACGTAGAACACGAATGTATTCGAAGAAGAGATCGTCCGTCCGCTGGCGCGTCTCGGAATATTGTTTTACTCGGTTCCAATTCTCCTGCCGTCGACCGGCGGTCGAGAAGGACGAGCAAGGCGGAGAACCTTCTAAGAGATCGATCTCGCCTTTGTTCTTTCCGATCCGCGCGAGGATCTGTTCCGGCTTAATCGAGCGGACGTCGCGCGGATCGAGCGGCGTCTTCGGATAATTCGCGGCGTAACAATCGCGCGCGGGTTTAACGAATTCGTTCGTCCAGAGGATTCGATAACCGTCCATCCGGAGACCGAGACACGATCCGCCGCAACCGCTAAAGGTCGAGATCGCGCTAAGTCCGTTCGGCTTAACGCGCGCGATCTCGCGCATCGTCGGAACGCGATACGGCGGCTTTATCGTTTTGACCAATCGCGGCATAAGTCGAGGACGCGCGTTCGTTTATACGGATTAAGCTCGGTCTTTAAAAGCGATTCGAACGCCGAATTAATTCCGGAAACGAGTTGAAGGTTCGCGTGTTTCCGCGCGCCGCAGCGCCGGTATTCGTCCGGATAAGCGCGGAGAACGATAATCTTTTGCTGCGGCTTATTAAGCTCGTCCCAACTAAACCGGCGAAAGAAAGCGATAATCTCGCGGTCGAGATAAGGCGCGATCTGCGCGAGACCGCGCTCTTCTAAAACCGCGACCTGTTGTTTCTGTCCTGCCGGACTCTCGCTCGCGAAATAGACTTCGCGGAACCGGTCGAATACCCACTTCGGATATCGGAAGTTAATCATCGCGCGCTTCGAAAGTCCGTAGTGACCGTCCGCCGCGATTCCGGATAAGACTTTCTTTTCCGTAACCTCGCGAGCGAGGTAGATAAACGGCCAAGTGCATTCGAATTGCGTCTTCTTCGCGCAAGCGTAACGGCGACCGAGTTGGACGAAGTCGAGCTTAAGGTTCCGAACCGGAACCTCGACGAGCGTAAAGCGCCAGCCCATTTCGCGCGCGCAACGCTCGGCGGCGATCGAGTCCGCGTTCGCGCGCGCGCCGAGCCGGAACGTATAAGCGTGGACTTTCCGTTTTAGCGCGGTTGCGGCGAAACCGAGCGAGAGCGAATCGACGCCGCCGGAAAGAAAAAGCGCGACCTCGGACTCGTCTCCGAGTCCGCGCGCGACGACGCGCTCTAAGATCGATCGGAATTCTACGGCGCTGCTTTTCCGCTCCATTTATATCCGCACTTCGGACACTCGAAGTTAACCGGAATATCGTCGCCGACACTCGGAAATTCTTCCGGCGGCGCGGCGGTCATTAACTCTTCGAGCGAGGTATTATCGAAGCCGGTTAAGTCCATATCGAAAGCGCCGGAGTCCAATTCCTCGAAGATATCGCGAAGCATCGAACGATTTAAGTCCGCTAACTCCGCGATCCGATTATCCGCGATTAAGTGAGCGAGTTCGTCTTCGTCGGTTTTAAACGTCTGAAAGTCGACCGGCGCGGACTTTAAATTAAGCTCGCGCGCCGCGAGTAATCGACCGTGACCGGAGACGACGAAGCCGCTCCGCTTCGAGACGACGATCGGATTCCGCCAGCCTTGCGCCCGCATAATCTTAGCGAGAAGCGAGATTTGCTCCGGCGGATGCTGGTTCGGATTCCGAGGATTCGGCTTAAGCTCTTCGAGCGCGACGACTTTATCGAACGCGCACTTAACCGCGATCTGCACCTAAACCTTCGCTATTCCCATCAGGACTACCGCGCCGAGTAAGATTACGGCAGCCGCGAGCGTATGCGGCCAGACGTAACTTAAGGCGGCGAGAATAATCGCGACGACTAAGAGAATAAGTTGCGGATTCATTATTACCTTTTTGGTTTCGGAATATGCGCTCCGGACGCGCGAGCTTTCGCGAGCGCTATCGCAACCGCTTGCTTCTGCGGTTTTCCCGCGTGAACCTCGGTCGAGACGTTCCGGCTGATTGTTTTCTGCGACGTGCCTTTCTTCAATGGCATTATTTCTTCGTTCCTTTCTTCTTCGTTTTTCTTTTCGTTTTTTCCAGCTTTGCTTACTCAAAACTTTTTTTATCCTCCCGCCGGTTCGAGCGCGTATTTTTTTCCTTCGACGTTCGCCGGAACGCCAGGCCAAAGCTCGAAGAAATAAAGCCGAGTCGAATCTCCGGCGTTATGCGAGACGTGCGGATTAATTTTCTTCGCCAAGCAGTAAGCGGCTTCGCCGGTTTTATCGTCTGGCCCGATATCGCCGGTAACCGCCGCGCTCGTTTCCATCGTAAGAAGATTCGTTAGGCGCGCGCGACTTCCCATTACGACCGGCGGAACCATCGAGCGGACTTGCGGCGGAATAACGATATAACGATCGACGTCCGCGTTTAAATATTTTCCGCCGTTATAATAAGCGGTCTGCGATTGGTAATCGTCGTCGCCGTGGCTTGGCCCGCTTCCGTCGTTACAGATATCGAGGTCGGAAACAAAGCAGACGTAGTTACCGCTCGCGTTCGTATAAATCCGGACGCCGTCGATCGTTAATAGAGTTTTCATTATTTTATTCCGTTCGCTTCATTTTTACCGACCGCGCGACCGCCGACGAATCCGACGAGAGCGCCGACAACGGTCGTTATTACGCCGAGGATCGCTTCGCCGCCTTTCGTCATATCTAAGTCCGGATGAAGTATCCGCGCGAGAATAATTCCGATCGTCGCGAGAAGAATAGTAATCGCGACCATTCCGGCGAGAAGAATTACGACGACGTCGACCGTTGATCGGTTTTTAAACATACCCATCTTATTGCGGTAAATGACCGCCTCGATCTCCGCCACCGTAGAGCTTCTCCTTTGTATTGTCGACTGTAACGTGCTGCGAATCTAATAAGCCGCTTTTCGCCGCCCAAAATTCGACGTCGTCGCCGAGCGCCATAGAAATCGGCGAGACGTAATTCTGTGTTCCGCCGCCGTTAAATTTATACTTAACGGTCGAGCCGGACGTAATCGGAGTAAGGGTTAAGTTTCCGGTCGTCGCTCCGAGCGTTCCGCTAAAACTCCAAGACGGAGCGCCGCACTGTCCTTGCGGCGGCGTTCCGGTCGCGAGCGTATACTGCGCGAGAAACTCGCTCGACGATCGACCGTCCGCCGCAACGAACCGGACGCGGAGAAGCGTCGAGGCGGTAAGAGTTAGCGTTCCGGTTCCGCTCGACGGCCATTCCTGCGAAGAAGCGACGACCGCCGTTCCGTCCGTCGTATAAAGCGTCCGGAAACCGCTCGGCGCGGCGCTTACCGAGATCGTTACGATCGAAACAAAGCCGCCCGGCGGCGGATCGAGAACCGGCGTAGGAATCGTCCCGAAGCCGACGACCGTATAAGACGAAGCGGAGATTTGCGTAAGGTCGTAGTCCGCGTCCGCCGTAAACGGCTGAAACTTGTAAAAGATCGTCGCGCCAGGCGTAAAGGCGACGTTATCGAGGAGCTTTAATCGGTCGCGGAAAATAAATCCCATAAACGTTCCGATCGAGAACGCTCCGGCAACCGTTCCGTATCGACCGCGTAAGACCGAGACGTCGTATAACCCGCTTCCGAGCGCGTTAACGGTTCCGACCGAAAGGACTTCCGATCCGATTAAAATTAGAAGCGTATCGTCCGCTTGTTGCGCCGCGTTCTGAGTAACGACGTCGTCGAGATCGATTCCGTAAAGGTTCGTTAAGATATGCGTATCGGTCGTAAGGACGGCGGTATTAACTAAGCCGAAGGAACCGAATTGGCTCGTCGAAGCCGCGTTCGGAAGGACTTGGTAGGTCGCGCCGCCGTCGAACGAAATCCAGATCCGGAAACCTTGGACTTCAACGTTACCGCGAACCGCGAACGGAACGAGTTGCGTTAAAAATTTATGATCGGCTAAGAGATACGGAACCTCGCTCATTTGCTTCTGCCAGATCGCGCGCGGGCCAGAGACGAAACCGCCGGAACCTTGGAATCCGAGCGGTAAGAAAATCGCAGGCCACTTCGAGCGTTCCCATTCGACGGTTAACGCGGCTTCCGCCGTATTATCCGCCGCGTATTCGATCTCGTTAAGCCGCATCAGGAACGAGAGACCGTAAAAGGCGCTCGAATAAGTAAAGACGACGCCAGGAAGGATAGAGTTATTCGTTAGCCACTCGCGCTTAACGGTAAGCGTTCCTTTCGAATACGGCATCGCGAGCGCCGCGCCGGTAAGCCGCGCGTAAGTCTTCGCGATATCGGAGTCGGTAATCCAAGGACGGCTTAACGTCGTCGCGCGTGGCCCGCCGGTAATCCGGAAATTATTCGGGTCGCGGTGCGTCTGGACGTAATCGTTATAATGATGGTCGCGATCCTTATAAACGACCGTTACCTCGTTAAAACTTCCGCTCCAACCTTGCGGCTCTAACTCCGGATCGCTAAGAAGATCGTCGTCGGTCAAGGTCGCGACCGAGACGATATCGGTTCCGCGCCGCCAGACTCCGGCTTCGATTCGCGTTCCGTTCCGGCGAATCCAGCCGTCATAATATTCGAGAAGGTTCGCGACCGCTTGCCGGAAATCGTCCTGAGAAGAAATAAGCGGCGAGATTCGTCCGGCGACGGTCGAATTTTCGAGCGCGTTATAAGCGTCTTGGAAAGTCTGCTGGTTAAGCTGCGCGTCCGCTAGTCCCATTCCGAAGCGCGTATCGGTAAGCCAATCGTAGAGGACGGCGATCGGATTAATTCCGGTATCGTCCGCCGCGACGAAGGAGCCGAAGAACGGGCAACCGCGCTTTAATTCGAGTTGTATATTCTGAATCGACGTCCGATCGCGACCGAGCTTCCAGTTTTTAAAGACGGCGTAGCATTGTCCGCGATATGCGGGATGCTTGTCGTAATGACCGCTAAACGGATTCGGATCGCCAGCCGCCGCGCCTTGGTAAACTGGCGCGCCGCCGGTCGCCGGATTCTCAGGCCAAGTTGTCGAATCGTTCGGATCGGTCGAGCCGCCAGGAACGGCGCGCGGCGTAAGAAGCGTTGCGTCGATCGGTTGGGTCTCGGTTCCCCAATAGAGATAGATCGTCCCGAGGTTCTCGACCGAGATTATTTCGTAATCGGCGACGCCGCGCGTAACGGTTCCTGTCCATCGGATATCCGAGTCGACGATTACTTTATAAACCGCGTCGACCGGACGCCGACCGCCGGTGCAAAACATAAGCGCGAAATCGGCGAAATATTTATAACCGGTCGTCGAGGACTCGTCCTTTCCGGTCTGAGTCTTTATCGGTTTCGCGACCGGATTATAGGCGGGCGAGATATAGTCGCCCGCGACGTAAGCGCGACCGGCGAGATACTTAACCGGAACCGCTTGCTGATTCGAGTTAATCTGATCGTTCGAGATATTCGCGAATTTCTTCGGCTCTTTTTGTTGCTGCGAAGTATCTCCCCAAAAGCCCATATTTTTTTTATCCTTTTAAGCGGAAGACCGCGACGAGATGCGAGCTAAAAGTCGAGTCCTGAATCGTTCCTTCGATAACGCCGAGGCGCGGAAGCGCGTTAACGAAATGGAGATCGTCGTCGTAAATAATCGGAAGATGAAATAGCGAGCCGTGTTTCAGAACGCATATATCGCCCGCCTTAAAGAAATCGCGCGGCGTTTCTGCGTTTGGGTCGATTACCTGATTGGGAATTGATAGCTCTTCGAAAATCGCGCCGAGCCGGACGCTTTCCGGATCGTCGACTTTACCGCGAAGAAAATCTAAAACTTTTTCGTCGAGCCGGTGCGACTGATAATCGCTCGCCTCGCGCGCGAATACGAATTTCTCGACCGCGCCGACGCGCCGCATAATCTCTTGAACGAGTCCGACGCAATCGATTCCGCCGTTTACTCCTTTTACGTCGGTCGCGAAATCGTGGTAGACCTCGCGGAACGGCGTTCCGATCCAAGAGCGCGCTTCGCGGTAAAGAGCGCCGCGTTTTTCTGCGGTATCGAAATAATAAGTCGCGTTCTTTCTTCGCAGCTCGGGGTGCGTGTGGTGCATCGACGGCGTCCGGCAGTTTGGAATTTTACACCTATCCTTCACGCTTTCTTTCCGCCGCTCGTCTTCTTCGGCTTGATCGCTTTTACGCTCGGATTAACGTTCGGAATAAAAGCGTGTCCGCCGAAATTTATCCGATTATTAAACTTAGTATCGCATTGGTCGATGGAAGCATCGTAGCCCGGATAGAATGTGCAAGCGGCGCTTCCGGTAGCCTTAAGAAGCGGTCGATCGATATAAAGCGTTACGACGTTCGTTCCGCTCGGAGCCGATTCGAGAATAGAACGCTTTTCCAAGGTTGCGCTCGCGCCGGTTTCGAGCCAGCCGCCAGCGAAAAAGCTCGTCGCTTGCGCGTGACCGGTTGTCGAAACGATCGAAAGCGTTTGCGACGTCGTATCGATCGAAGCCGGTAGCGTTCCGGTATAGGCGAAGCTCGTCTCCGAGATATGCGTCGGCGGCGAAAACTGCGTGTAATTATCCGAGACCGAAAGGAGAAAGCGCGGAAACTTCCGGTCGAAAAGATTACCGAACGGAACCGCTTGGACTTTGTAATCGGAATCGATCGACCAAACGTCGCCGAAGAAGCGCGAGACGGCGGTCGAAGACGACGGAGTTACCGCGTCGACCTCGACGATCTCGATCGTTAAGATTCCGTCGAGCGCGAACGGCCACATTTTATTAAGCGGATTATTCGTAAACTTGAATGACTTAATTTCGAGTTTTTCCTGATCGAGCTTTAATCCGACCTTTACCTTATCGAACGAGAACGGCGCGGACGTATAGGTTCCGGCGTAAGCGCCGCTCGGAACGACGATCGTATTTTCGTAAGACGTATATCGGCTCGTTGCGATCCCGACCTCGGTAAAGATAAAGAGATACGCCGGTTGCGGTAGCGTAGGCGGTAACGCGCTCGTCGCTTCGGTAATAAGGACGTCGCCGCCTTCGGTAATAAAGGTATCGCCGGACTCGGCGGTTAGGACGTTCGAAAGATAATCGCTCGAATATTCGTGCGCTAACTCGACGAACCGGATTCGCGCGGTCGCGAGATACGGCGTCGTGTAACTCCATTCGAGCGTCGGATCGGCGAAGCGCGCGAGAAGAAGGTGGCTTAGAATAGTTGTCGCCGCCGTAAACGCCGCGACGGTAACGGTCGCGGTCAGATCCGTTTCGTTCGCGAGATCGGTCGCCGAGACCTGATACGGCGTAACGTTACTCGCCGAGTCGATAAGCGCGACGAACGGGTCGCCCGGTTGCGTCTCGCGCGACGGATCGGAGAAATAACTTTTCTCGCATTGAATAATGCTTCCGCTTCCGTTCGTATCGACGAGCATACGGAGGTCGCCTCGGTAAGTAGGAACGCAGAAGCGGAGCGTCGTTCCGAGCGAAGTCCGCCAGAAATTTTCGATCTTCGAAAGCGAATCTCTATCCGCTTGGTAGAATTCTAACTCCTGTCCGCGCGGCGTCCGGTGGTCGTAAACGCGGCTCTGATCTTGCCGAAGAAATCCGACTTGCTCGTAGATTACGTCCGGAATCTCCGTCCAATCGAGCGGACGCGAGAAATTCGGAGCGACGTCCCATTTAAGTAAGGACGAGAAGCTCGAAATATTCGAGCCGACGGTCGAGAGCGTAACCGGCGTCGTCGAGACGCGGTAAGTAAAGTCCGAGCTTTCTCGAATCGTAAAGCTGGTTTCCAAGGTCTCGTCGGTAATCGCTTCCGGCTGCGGTCGGTCTTCTAAGCGACCGAGAACGAGCGGATAAAGGAACGTGCCTTGCGTCCAAGCGTTCGCGGTCGCGGACGTATTAATCGTCCAAGCTCCGGCGGAGCCGGTTATCGAGCTAACGGTTACGATCTCGTAAGTCGAGAAATTCGGATTCGCGATAATCCAATACGAGCCGCTCCGAACCGGTCGATCGAAGGTCGTAAGCGAAGTCGCGCCGATATTCGCGTCCGCGACTAACTCGCAGACGTCCGGCCAGAGCGGAGCGAGGATCGATTCGCCTCGGACGCGGGTTAAAAAGATTCGAAGCTCGGTCGCGTCCGCCGCGTTCGAAAGGTAGGTCGTCCAAGTTATTTTATAGCGCGCGCTCTGCGCGAAATTCCGGCGCGACTCGGCGAACGTAATCGGTTGCTTCGCGACGTCGGTCGGAAGCGCGAGCGAGACCTTTATCTCGGTATCCCAATTCGGCGGCGCGACGAGTAATCCGACCTGCGCGCCTTGGAAGGTAATAATCCGCGCGATCATCTAAGACCGAGGTCGATCCGGTTTCCTTTTACGGTATCGAAGATAATTTTTTGTCCGGCTCGGCTTCCCATATGTTTCGTAAGCGCCTTTAAATCCGTAAAAGCGTAAACGTGGACTCCGCCGAGCGTTCCGCCGCCGATCCGTCCGATCTCGCCGCCGTTATGCCGGAAGTTAACGCTCGCGCCGATCGCGGCGTCGAATCCGTAAGCGCGACCGTGTCCGGCGTTAAGCGCGAGAAGGAAATCGCGGTTCGCTTGCGCTACCGAGCGGCGCATAACGATCTCGCCGGTCTGCCCGATAATAACGCGCTCGTCGGTCTTTAATCCGCCGTCGTGGAATCGCTTAATCTCGCCGCCTTCGTGCGCCGTCGCCGCCGCGAGACCTTCGATCGAGAAGAGCGCGCTCGCGAATTGTCCAGGCGCGGCGAGCGCGGCAGCGCCTTCGGTCGCGATAATCGTCGCGGTCGCCGCCGGAGCCATCGCGATTGCGATCTGCGTTCCGGTAATCTTCGCGAGCGTCGCGCTCGCTTCGGCGTTAATCGCGGCCATAATTTGCTGCATAATAAGTTGCTCGATCAGCTTTAAACCGAGTAACTCGATCTGTTGCATAAAGGATTGGAGATTAAATTTTCCGGTTACGATCCAGTTATTCAACGCTTGGAGCGACTGTCCGATCGTATCCTCGATCGTCGTCGCGATCTGATGCGAGGCGGTTCCCCAAGCGTTAACCCAAGCGGTTAACTCGGTTCTCATCGGATGAAGCGCCGCGAAAAGTTTTTGCTGGTCTTGTTGGAGCGTAAATCCGAGTTGCTGATATCTTTTATTCGCTTCTTCGATCTGCGCCGGATCGGTTAGACCGCCTTTAATCGACGCGATCTTTTGCATCTCGGCGCGGATCGCGACGATCTCCGCTTCGTATTCGCGGATAAGCGCGACCTGTTTCGCGTCCGCGCTCATTATCGGATTCGAGGAAATTAAGCTCTGCTTATTCCGGATCGATTCGAGAAGCGCCGACTCTTCTTTTAAAAGCTCGTTTAAATCCTTATGCGCGTCCTTATTATCCTCGGTAAATTGTAACCGGCGCTGCTCGTTAAACGATTCCTGATTCGCTCTCGCTTGCGCCTCGTCCTCTTCGAGTCCGAGCTTCTTCGCCTCGTCGTAAGTCTTCTGCCACGCGCCGAGAACCTTCTCGCGGATCGTCGCCTCGGTATTTCCGAGAACGTTCGCCTCGCGCGTCGACTGATCGATCCGTTTCCGGAAATCCTCTTGCCGCTGAAACTCGTTATTAACTAGGTTAAAGACGCCTCGGAGATTTTGTAATTGCGTCGTTAGCGCAACCCACATTACGAGGTCGGTATAACCGGTAATCGTTAAACTCGCGATTTGCTTTTCGAGCGCGTCGATCGCGCGCGTAAGGAAATCGACCGTCGCCTGATCGCGGTTAAGGTTGTCGACCATCCGCAAGGTCTCGTCCGCCGCGTCCTTCGCCGCGATTCCGGCTTGAACGAGCGCGTCGACCTTCTTCTTCGCGAGCGCCGCCTCGCGATCCGCCGCGCCTTCCGAGACGTTCGAGAGCCGCTCGACCTCGTCTCCGCTTAAAACGAGAAGATTAACGAAGGACTGCCAGTAACGACCGACGGTCGAAACGTCCGCCGCTTTTCGCGTAAAGATTTCGAGTTGCGCGTTCGCGTCTTCGAGACCGGTTCCGATCGCGCGCGCTAGTCCGCCGACGTCGGTCGCTTCTTTTACCGCCGCCGCCATTCGGAGCCAAGCCTCGGTCGTCTTTAAAACTTCCTGACCGGCTTTCTCGACTTCTTCGCGGAATTTCCGCGCCTCGTTCGCCATTTCGAAAATCTTTACGGTCGCGAGAACGAGGATCGTAATTATAGCAGCCCAACCGCCGCCGATCTCGGCGACGATTCCGCCGATCGCGCGCGAGTGCGTCGCGTGATTAAGAAGATGCCGCTCGATTAAGCTCGTATGACCGGCGATAACGTTCCAGATCCGCGCTAATTCGCCGACGTCCTTCGCTCCTTCTCTAACGTTATCGCCTGTCCGTTTAATCGTCTCGGCGGTTCGCGCAACGTTCGCTCCGGTTGCGGCCGCACTCGCGCCGATCGCCGCCGAGCTTTTAACCGCTTCGCCGTTAACCTGCGCGAGCGCCTGTTGTATCTGCGTTATTCCGGTTAAGTCCGCCGTCGTTACGACGTCGATCTTTAAGGTATCGGTCGCGGCCATTTTCTTCCTCTTATTCTCCTTTCGTCATTTTTAGTAAATTGTCACGCAGATTACGAAGCGTCCGATCCGGATTCTCGGCGTGCGGAACGAGCGAGACTTCGAGATCGAGGAGCTTTCGGTAACCGGTCTCGACACCTCGCCGAGCGTGCCAGAGAAGGAGTTGTGGCCCGCTGAATTCGGCGATCTCTTTCGGCGTCAGGTGGTAGGCGTAGGCGACTGAGGCGCAGAGCTGACCGAGCGTGATTCGACGACTACTTTCGGAACCTTTCGGACGTCGTCGTCTGTCCACGCGGCTTGCATTTTTCTCCATTTCGCTTGTCGTCTCCACCAAGCGTTCAAAAAAGGGAGATTAAGCTCCTGCCCTAAGTCCGCGATCGCGTTCGCGCTCTCGACCGAAAGCGTATCCGCCCAACCTTTCGGCTTATCGCAGTAAAGCTCGATCGTCGCCGCCTCGTCGCCCATCGCGAGAAGGAAAGCCTGAATCTTCGAAATCGGAATCTGCCGGACACGGACAAGCTCCTTATCTCCGTTCCGCTGATAATGAATTTCGAGATCGGCTCCGCCCGCGACGGTAACTAATTCCGCCGCCGCTTTTTTATCCTCGTTATCGTCCGCCATATAGGTTTTTAAGTCGTTAGGCGGAGAACGGTCATAGGCGCGGTTAAGGTCGCGATCAAAATAGATTCGCGGAACGTATCCGGCTTAAACTGCCCGCTCTTATCGGTCGAGAGAATACAAGGAAAGGTAAAGACGTAGCGAACCGGCGCGACCGCTCCGGTTCCGGTTCCGATTCCGGCTTGACTATCGTCCTCGCCTTGTAGCTCTAAACTTCCAGGTCGGTTAAGCGTATTAAGCGCCGTAACCGAGTCGTAGGTAAGCGCCGGAGCGTCGTAAGTAACCGTCGCCGCCGTCGCGTCCGCGATCGTAGAGGCGAGCGGAATATAAACCTTACCGCCAGCGCGATCGATAATGTAATCGCCCGGCTCCGATTTCGAGGACGGCGTCGTTAGGCTCGCGTTATTTAAGCCGTATTTACCGACGTTCGCGCTCGCGCCTTTCTTCGTCGTAAACATAAAGGTTGCGGCGGTTGCGGCGGTCTGCGAAAAATTCGCGTTCGCGGTTCCGTCCCAAAGGAGCGCGAGAGTCGTCGTCGTATATTCGTCGAGCGTGATATGCCACGCGCCCATTGACGAATAAGCGTCGTAACGATCCATCGATAAGACGCCGCGCCGCGCCGAGTAATGTTCCTTCCGTTTAATGCCGAAATCGCTTTCGAACATTTGAATATTTCCGAGATCGAGAACGTTCGTCGATCCGGTCGCGGTAAAATAACCTCGTCCGGTGAGGCGTTCTTTCGTATAGGTAGCTCCGTAGTCCATTGTTTTCTTTCCTCGTTAAGTTTTTGCCTCTTTTTTTGTTTCCGCTTTCTCCGAGGCTTTGGGAAAGTGGAAAGTGTTTACTTCGTTCGTCTCCGAATACTCGCTAACGCTCGACGCCTTTCCGTCTAAGGATTCGAGGCGCGCGCCGCCGGAGTAAAGGACTTCGGTAATTCGAGCGCGATGCGTTTTTCCGTCCTGACCTACGACGAGGACTTCCATTCCGGCGAAAAGATATTGCGGCGGCGTTTCTTTCATAATTATTATTTTCCTATCGTTATCGGTGCGACAAATCTTACGCTATAACCTAAAACCGGCGTAGCCGATATAAGATTAAACGGAACGTCGTCAATCTCGATCCGGTCGGCTCGGTGTCCGTGCGGCGAATATAAATGAAGCCGCGCGATTATAAATTCGACTAAGTCGAGCGAGGCGATCTGCGTTCCGCTCGCGCCGCGATTAATCGTAACGTTCTCCCAGATCTGAATCTCGACCGTGCAACGGATCGACGCCGGATAAACGCCTTGCTCGTAAACCTTACCGCCGCCAGGCGTCATTACGATTCCGATTATTCCGAGTTTACCGAGCGTCTTCGTAATATTATTCGCGAGGTCTCCGATATCTTCCGTAATCCAGTTTATCTGTCCGGTCGCCGGAGTAAGCGACGGAATAGCCGGATCGGACGCGGTTAGCCGCGCGATAATCGCGTTCTGTAAGGATACGAATTTACTCATTTCGAAATCTCGTTAAGAAGTTTATCGACCGCGTCGACGATCGAGCGCGCCATAAAATCCGCGTTCTCCGCGACGCCTGTCCGAACCGGCGCGCGTTCCGGAATCGTCATTTTATACGAGGTCGCTCCGCGCCGGACGGTTCCGCTCCAACCGTATTCGTGTAAAGCGCCGTAAAAGACCGGCGAACCGATCGAAGCCGTAATCGTATCTCCGGCGATTACCGCTGGCTCTTCGCGGAGCGATCGCTGTAACTGTTGGGTAACGATTCCGAGCCGATGCTCGCTCGGCGGATATGGCCCGCGTCCGCTTAACCTGTCTCTCTGAATCCGACCGCGAATAATCGAAAGCGAATAATCCATTCCGCTTTTAACCGCGAGCGGAAGCGTAACGGATAGATCGCCGAGAAGATCGATCTTCCGCTTCGTATCCGGCGGAACGATAAATGTAACGCGCGCGCTCATCCTTCTTCCTGTTTTAAAAAGTCCTCTTCCGTCGCCGGAATCGAGATGCAACCGCAGTTTATTACGTCCTCGGCGCTTCCGTCCGGATCGTGCGGATACATCAGAGGCGGATCGCCGACCGGATAAGGTTCGTCGATCGGAACGATTAAGCCGTCGATATCGAGATGGTCTTCGCGCGGCTCCTTCGGAAGTCCGGAATGAATCCACTGTTTATAGGCGACTCCGGCTTGAACCGCCGCCGCTTGGCTCGCGAACCCGTAAGCCGCGCTCGTCTCGGTCTCGGCGATTAACGCCGCGCGTTCCGGCGAGAAAAGGTTCGCGATCCGGTTCGCGAGTTGGTCGATCGATTCTCCGGCGTAAAGTCCTTCGCTTAACTCGCGCTGAACGTCCGCGAAAAGCTCGTCCGGTAATTTCGCGATTAGATTCATTCGCGCGGCGATTAAATCGAGCGTCTCCTGCGCCGGAACCTTCCACGGATCGCGGTAACCGAGCGAGTCGAGCGTATCGCTCGCGCTCGAACCGATTATCGCCGGTAACTCGGAGTGAAGGAGCCGGATCAGATCCGCGCGAAGCTCGTCCGGATTAAAGGAAATTTTCGCCGCGTCCGGATGCGACGCCGCTCCTTCTTCCTGCGCTCGAATCGGTCGGTTCGCGAAAGCGTATCGGTGAAGTTTCCGTAACGTTTCGTGCTTCGCGAAAGAGAGGACGCGAACGAGCGAGCGTTTAAAGCGCGCGGTTAACCGGTCGCGCGCGCGAGCGTAAGGCGAAGCGGAAATTGATTGCCGTCTCCGGCGTCTTTTTTTCGAACAGAGCAAGGCGAGAGCAAAGATTCTCGCCTCTAAGGAGGGTGACGCGGAGACGGCAAGTAAAAGGTCTTTATTCATTTACGGCGGCGGAACGGTCTCGGTTATCATCGCGATTCGAGTCGCGCTCCCCCACTTTCCGATCGTAACCGGCGGCGTATCCGTCGCGCCTTGCGTTACCGACGAAATCTCTTTCGCGATATCGCGAAGGTGCGCGATCGCGTCGTCCTTCTCTTTCTTCCGGATATCGGTTAGAAGCGTTCCGGTCGGTTCCTGCGCGAGATACGAGTAACGAGCGATCGAGATAACGTCGTCCTTACATTCCGGCGGAACAGCCGGAGCGTTTTCCATCGTATTTCCGCCGCCCGCGACGTAGCCTCGGACGAGCGCGGACGCGGAAGCGACGCAAGTATCGAGGTCTTGAAGCGGCGTAACTTCCGCCATAATCGTTCGCTCGGTATCGAGTAGGCGGATATCGTCACCGCTAAGCGTTATCCAGTTCGCCATTTATAGTTTCTCCGGCTACTTCTATTTTTTGAAAGACTCCCATATCCCAACCGCCTCGGACGCGATCGGCGTTAAACTTTTCGATAAAGCGCCAGCCTTTCCGCTTATTACTTAAGAGACCGAGATCGGAGCAAGCGCCCATAACGTCTAAGCCGGTCGGACAATGAGGCTGAAAATGTCCGCGCTGCTCTTCGTCGAAGTCGTGAAACATTACGATTCCGCCGACGGTCATAAACGCCTCGATCGCGAGAAAGTCGAGGATAACGCAAGGCTTACCGTGGCAACCGTCGATTAGCGCGAATTGAATTCCGTCCTGCCAGAATTCGGTTAAGAACGATTGCGAGTCCTTAAAGTAAACCGTAATCGCGTCCCACGCCGGATGAACGATCGATCCGTTCGGCGTCGCGAAGTTAATTCCTACGCCTCGATCGATCGCGAAGTTAACCGTCTTCTCGCGATTAAACGAGTAGCCGTTCGGAAGCTCGATTCCGACGGAGCGCCACTTCTTACCGCTTACTTTTAAGCTAAGCGAGATCGCGCTAAGAGTAGCGCCTTCGCCGACTCCGATCTCGACGTAAGTTATCTCGTCGAAACGCTGCGTGATTTTCTCGGCGTAGGAGCTTATCCGATCTTCGATTCCGGCCATTCCGTATCCCATTTCCATTTTTTTAAGCGATCGCCTCGATTCCTTCTTCTTCGCTCCGGAGAAGCGAGAGCGCAAACTCCGCGACCTCTTCCGGAAGCGTCCGGTAAAGCTCTAAACAGCCGACCTCGCAGGACGCGCGGAAGTCCGGCGGCAGGCAGTGGCAACCGGCGCAAGGGAGCGCCTTCTTCCGATACGAAATTACTTCCGGAATATGCGCGTAGATTCGCTCGGTCGTCGCGCCCATTACGGCGATCGTTTTTACTCCGATCGTTCCGGCTAAGTGGGCTGGCCCGCTATCGCAACCGATAACGAGGCGCGCGCTTTGTATCGCCGCCGCGATATAATTCCAACTCATTCCGACGATACAATGAAACGGCATATAAAACGCATAATCGCGTTGCTCCGTAACGACCTTTACCGAGTAACCCGCCTTCCGAAGAAGAAGGCCAAGCTCGACGAAATAATTCCGAGGCCAAGTCCGAACCGGCGAGTAAGAATTCGGAAAAAGAAGAATATCGGCGGAGTCGCGCCGTCCCATTTCGCGATCCATCGGAATTAAGTTAAGCCGAGGTCGCTTCGGAACGACGTCCGAAATTCCGTAGTGGTAGGCGATCCATTCGAGATAGGAGAGCGGCGAATTATTTTTAACCGCCGTCTCGTAGCCGTTATGCGTAATCCGCGCGCCGGTCGGATCGCTCGTTACCGAGAGTTGAAACATTTTAAACATTTCGGCGCGCCAATCGGTCGCGTAAAATTCGATATCGTCTCCGGCGGCGACCATTCCTTCGCCGAGCCAAGCGAAGCAGACGATATCGCCGACGCCTTTAAACCAGCCGTTAAAGGTATCGATCTTCATTTTTTTAAAGGATTACCGGACGCGCTTCCTAAACGAATACATTTTTCCCTGAGCCGTTAGTGTATCCGTTACTCTCTTCCGGATCGTTTTTAGAAAGCGCGTCGGTAAATTTTTCCTTTCTCTTCTACCGCGCGGAACCGGTTCCGGCGGCGGCTTTAATCATTTGTCCGGCGGCGGTCTGTCCGGCGGCGGTTCCGAACATAAGCGCGATCCGGCTCGTCGCCGTTCCGAGCGTATGATTTACATACTGAACCTGCATAACCGTAATTCCGATATCCGGATCGGTTACCATCTGGACGTTACCGAAGGACGCGCCAGGTAGAACGGTCGTGTAATCGTTCGGAGTCCGAGTCGCGATACAGACCGCGCTCTTACTTCCGGCGAAGCCGACGAGGTTCGCGTTATTACTCGGCATATTCGGAGCCGAGTAGATATTAAACGCCTCGACGTTAATCGCGAACGCGCTCGCTGGCGTTACGCCGTCGGTAATAATCTCCGGACGCGGAACGTTCGTCGAGAATTGAACCATCGACGCATCTTTCTCTAAGCTGCCGAACGCGGCAGGCCAGAGAAGCATCGTCCGATTACCTAACCCGAGCGGAACGCCGCGAAGCGAGAGCGCGACGCCGATATCTACGACCGCCGAGCGGTTAAACGCGGCGCTCGTCGAGACCGTGTTATTCGTATAATTCGCGTCGGTAAAATTCGCGTAGAGTTTATCTACGAGGTCTTTACCGAGAGCGTAGGCGCTCGCTTCCGCGAATTCGTCGAAGAGACGGCGCATCGTAGAGGCGAGAAGGTTCTCGTTAAACGTAATCGGAACGCCGCGATGGTTATTAATTACGATCGAGACGTCGGTCGTCTGCGCGTTGGTGTCCGCCCAACCGGTCGCAGTCGAATAGCTAACGACCGTCGGAACGGTAACGATCCGCGTCATTACGGTTTGGTTAAACGTCGCTGGCTGATCGCTAAAGTCGGTCGTAAACCGCGTTAACGACGGAAAGACAAACTTCAGTAGTTCGAGCGTCCGCTGCGTAACGAGCGTTCCGGCGATCGTTCCGAGGTTCGCGTCGGTTACGTCCGCCGCCTTAATCGCCTCGTCCATATCGCGGAGTTTCGCGCCGACGAGACGGTTCCGGAGATCGCGATTCTTCTCCGAGTCCTTAAACGTCGCGGCGTAGATCGCCGAGAATTCCTCGCCTAAGCGAACCTTATCCTCGCGGTTCGTCGTCTTCGCGGAGTCCGAAAGGACGCGCGCCATTCGCGCGTAAATCGAACCTGGGTCTTCGCCGGTAATCGATACGCTCGACGACGACGCGGCGATCGCGCTCGACGTCATTCGACCGGCGAGATTTCCTTTCGTTCGCGGAATCGCGTCGAGAAGTTTCTTCGCGTCCGGATCGGTCGTAATC